CCTAAAAAATCTCGTTGAGTTACGCAGGCTATAGCTTGGCTCAAACTTAATATACTTTTACCGACACCGCCTTGCGCTACAGTTAAAGTCATAAAACCTCGACAAAAGTTCCTATAGATAAAATCTCGTGGCTTTATGGTTAATGGGTCGGTAACTTCCCATGCCTTAAATAATTGAGGTTCAGTAATAATTTCAGTAATTTGTGGAGTTTCTTTAATTTTTTGCTTTAAGTCTGAAACTGTACCGCCTTGCTGAAAGAAATCATATGGGTCACCTTTATCCGGCACTGGTAGAGGTACAATTTTAATCGAGTCAGCTATCTGTTGTAATTGACTAGCCACTAATTGAGAGTGCTTTAATCCCGCCTCATCATTATCCGGTAAAATAATAATTTTACGTCCGGCAAAATATTTATTTAAAGCCGGTGACCAATTCCCTGCACCGCCAGAATTACAAGTCGCCAAAAGTCCTAATTTAATAAGTTGGTCGGCATCCTTTTCACCTTCGCAGATATATATAGGTGATTTTTGATTTTTAATAATTTCCGGTAAATTGTAGGGAAGGGGAGTTACATTTTTAAGATTAGGGACGAATTTATTAGTTTCACAATCAAATCGTCTTTGCCGGAATGTTTTAGGCTCATACCGGATAACTTCATAAGAAGGTTTATCATCCGCGTCTTTATATAAATAACGAGCCGTAACTTTAGTGCCGGTGGTCTGCACTTCAAATTTTTCGTTAAGACCCATCTCATCTAAAAATATTTTAGGGTCTTTGCCGGTAGATCGTATCAATTCGACCATTCCGCCACCAGTCTGCTCTTCGTGATTGAAATATGTACCTTTTTCTAAATCGACTGATAAAGACCCAAAAGTCCCCCACCGCAACTCAGTCGGTTTGCTTAATTTTTCATTAGGCTCACCGAGTAAAGCTATAGATATATCTTTTGCGTTGGTTTCTATCATGATTCAAAAAAAGTGGCGGAGATAATTACTCCGCCGAGTTGGAGGGCAAATTAAAACAAATCTTCAGTATCGTCTGGAGATGACGCCGGCGGTTCAGCGACAGGCTCAGCTTGAACCTCCGGCTCTGCGTCTTTAGGATAGTCAGCCCATTTAACTACCTCAAATTTAGGCACTCTGGTCGTTCCTTTACCTTTAGAATTAACCTCAAATTCGAGATATTTTACTACCGGCACTTTGTCCGGATTGTCTTTTGCTTTATCAAAAATTGCTGACATTAAAGGACTAAAACCTTGTAAAACACCAACTTGGTTTTGTTGCCATTGATACCAACCGCCGTCTTTAGTATAGACTTGCACTTGAAATCCGCGCCGATGGTCTGAGGATGGTTGTTTCCCAACTTTTCCTAATGATTCATCCCAATGACAATCCGGTGCTGATCCAGACGCGATTTGTATCCATCCGGTCTTTAAGGACATATGATCTAAGATAAAATGCTTTAATTCTATCTGTTCGCCACTAGCCTCCCAAATTCCTATTGATGGTTTAAAACCTATCCATTTACTGTCACCACTTGATAATAAACCTAATTCCATATTCATTCTCCTTTATTTTCCGGTTTATCCATCCAGCCCATTTCTCTAGCGAAATGAACCATCTGATCTTCTTTCATTACATAAAGTCTTGGCTTTCTGTCTGATTGAAGGACTAATAGACTCGAGGATTCATCTTGTTCGAGCCACTTATAAAGGGTCTGAAAACCAGTGCCGTTTTTACGTCTTTTACACTCGATTTTATAACCATTTAAATTTACGTCTGAGGCTAAGTCCTCTGAGTAATTTTTAAACGCACCGCTCCCTAAAACTCTCTTGCAGGGAACACCATATGACTTCCATAAGTTTACCACCGCCGATTCAAGTGCGTATCCGATACGTTTTGAACGATTAGCCATTTGTAACCTCCATATTTTTATTGTACGGAGTCTTTTTCTTGAGGCTTTTGAGATACTGCTCTAATCCCATTTCAGCTAACTTCGACATAGAAATCCGCTGACGTTTAGCCTCTCTTCTTATCTCTAAACACAAATTCCGGTTTAAATAATAAGTCTGCATTTTTAACTGAGCCATAATGTTACTTTTCATTAATTATATAAAATTAGTATGTAACATATATTATATATGCTTTATGTAATTAACCTAAACCAAATAAATAACAAAAAAAGTTATATGTAATACTTGTAATTTACTACAAAACTACTATATAATATATATAACAAGGAGAGAGAATCATGGAAATGGACATAACTTTTAGAATAGACGCAGAGCAAGGCATAGGACTTAACGCAGTAGATTTATGCCATATATTACAACAACATTTTGAAACTGCCTTAAAAGATAAGGCGAGAGTTTTATCATATAAATGTAAAGTTAATGATTTTAACGATTATCATCCGGAAGATAAGGATGCTGAAACTGTTAAAAAAATAAGAGAAATGATGAGGACAGCTAACGATGTTTAATAAAAACTTTAGAAAGCTAGAAAATAAAGCCGGTAATTTAGTAAATTTTTTATCAGTAGAATGGGAAGATAAAGGTTTTTGGATAACTAAAGGCGATGTTCAAAATCGTAGAGCCGGCGGATGGACATTACATCATAGAAGAAATTTATTAATTTGGCGGTCTGATTTAAAGGGCATCAGCTACGAGTTAGATAAAATAAGAATGGGAGATAAATAATGGCTAGATTTAGAATACAACCGGTAAAGCCAATTTGTGACGTATGCGGAGATGATGGGTGCGATTACTGTCCGGACGGAATCACTCCGGAAGAATATATGAAAAGACTTAATGAAGAAGGTTACGTTTTAACCAAAATGCAGAAGGGAGAAAAATAATGCCGACTTTTAAAACCGAATTTAAAAAAACTTTCGATATAAAGTTTAACGGAAGTACAGATAACGAGATTAGAGATATTTATAATAGGTGGGTCAAATACGATAGCAAAACTATACAGACTTATTTATGCGAGCCTTTAAGAAGATGCGTTGGAAGTTTTGAATTAGAAGAAAAAGTATTAGACAAAAAAAATCACTGGTTAGAATGCATTAGAGATATATTAAAAGAAAAGACAGTTGCTTTTAACAATATAATAAATTCGCCAGATTTTGATTATGAGTTTGAAAGTCCTCAATATAATACTCTTTTACTATTAGCCACAAATATAGCCGAATTAGAGGCTGATTACATTCAGAGTAAAATATTTTTTGATACGATTGAAGATGAAGTTGTTAAACATCATTTAAGAAAACAATTAACCGATGAAAAACAAACTCCTTATAGAGGCTTTAATCCTGCATTTTATCAAGAGGAGCAACGACGTCATTTTGGCATATGGTCTAATATAGCACAAAAAAAATGGGAAGAAAAACAATCAGAGAAAGCATAATGGGAGAAAATAATGCCTAAGATTTATGGAAATTTGGTAGCTTATTATCACGCCAAAAATTCCGCGAATGAAGATGCCATCAAATGGTTTTTGCAGGATAGTAAAGGCAAATGCACCATAATAGAATCTATTACTGAAACCGATTTTAAAGGTTTTACCGGTTTATCAGAGGCAATCGATATAGCAAAACATAATGCCGGAGTTATTATTACTAACGAGGCATATAAGATTGACGACAAATTACGACCCTTGACTCTGCTATTAGAGGCTCGGTCAAGACTTATCGGCATAGATTGGAGTCCTATCCACTCGCCGGTATCCACTCTGCATTTTTTACGATTATTAAGAAAAATTGCAGAAAGAAAGAAACTCGACCACTCGGAACGTATTAAAGAGGGTCAAAAACGCGCAAGGAAGGGTGGTAAAAAAATAGGTAATACTAAAGGGACTAAAGCAATGAAGGGCGCACACGAGCAAAATAAGGCGAGGTGGAGCGAATTTAGAATGAAACTTTACCCAGAGGTGTTGCGTCTTCAAAAAGAATACCAGACCAAAACTATGGTTGAGGTTTGTCAATTACTAGAAGAAAGAAACGTCCTAACTTTCACCGGCAAGAGTAAATGGTATCCGTCTGTTATTAGGGACATAATTAACGAGGGAAATAAATTACATGAATAATGCAAAGGCAAGAAACAATCAAAAAGCAAGTACGAGCATAGAAAAAGATAATCGCAATTTTATTAACGCACCGCCTAATAGTGAGAAACTTAAATTTACTATAGCCTCATTAAAATTAGAAAATAGAATGCTAAATTTTCAAAATAACCCGATACCTAAAAACCCAAAAGAAAGAGCATCGAGTACATATTTTAGATCCTCTTTACAAAAAAGATTAGTAGCTAGCACAATACTGATTAATACTTTTGAAGGAAATTGTACTACGCAAAAAGAGATTAGAGAAAAAACCGGACTTTCAAAAGGGATGGTCTCAAAAATATGTAGTGAATGTGTCGAGGCAGGATGGTTTCATATAAAATATTTAAGCGATTATACACCTTGTTATATGACCGACGAGTTAATTAATAACTCGGCACAATATTACACAACAAATATGTGGAGCGATACAGACGATCCGATTCTTATCGAATTTTGCCGACGATTCGATATTATGTATATGCAAAACAAATTGGACGAGTAAGGTTCACAATATGAACCTCAGACGTAACGTAAATCGGCAAAATTTACCATTTTGGAGCAAATCTGGTTCATATAAAAAACTCGTCAAAGTAATTTATATGTAATTAAATGGTAATAGGAGGAACGTAATATGGCAAAACCTAGATGGATGAATAACGCAGATAAAAAATTAAGATTCGAGGCTATCGAGTCTGATATAGCGGATCGATCTACTAGAGATGCCAGAATGCGTAACTTCATGGCTGATGAAGACGCGAGGATATTTGGCGCGGGTTGTATGGGCGATCGGGTTAGAATAGATTGTCCGGCACTTACAACTGACGATTTAAAAAGAGCATATGCTGAGATACTTAAATTAACAGAGAAATTAAAAGATTTAGTTAATTCTGAGCATAAGTCTAAAGATAAAATATTACTTTTAAGATACGCTCTATATGGTTGTAATAAAGACCTAAATGCCAAACATCATCGCGCCAGAGTCAGTTATAAGAGACCCTAGATATAGTGGTATAAAATCTTTAAGTATCACACACGGCTATCTAGGGATTATAAAGAATGAAACTGTAACAAAATAAGGCGAGGTTGAGCTAATGATAAATAACATCTATAGGAAATGTCAGAGTTGTTCGCATAATATATATTCTGTCTGGCAAGAGAATTACCACTATATATTGATGAGGCTTAATAGAGAGGGCAGTCTGTTTAGACTGTTTGTCCTATTAGGAGAGAGTATACTACTTTTCCTCACAATTACAATTATTTTATTAATTGGATTGGGGTGGGGATAATGGTTGGAAAGATAACACCGGCATATTACTTATCCTCTACTGAGGCGATAGCAGTAAATAAAATAAGTAAATATAAAACTCCAAATGATATACTAGCGCAGAAGTTAGTTGTTAGAGAGAAAAACCTCGAGTCCGTACCAAGTGAGCCGGAAAACGAGAAAATGAAATATGGTAATAGGCGAGAGGCAGAAGTTATAACAGACACCGCCGAATTATTAAACTGCGTGCCTAAAACCGATATAACTATACCTTATGGATGGTATGGCAAGGATGAGCCGTTAGACTTTATAAACTGCTCGATAGACGGATTACTTAAACCGCTAGATGACGGCCTTATTTATCCGGACGAAAATCCTACCGGCTCTAAACCTAAAATAAGACTACCTCAAGGGCAGGAAAAAATAAAAATGGATGGAGTAGGAATATGCGAGGCAAAAACGCATATGAGTTACGACATCTATACCGACCTGCCTCGATGGTTAGGACGAGACCAACTCCAGATGCAAATGAAATGCTACGGAGCTAAATGGGGAACAGTATCGGTCTTATTTAATGGCAACGAGTTAGTTATATATGTTTTTGAAATAGACGAGAACATCATTAACGAATACGAAACTGCCGGCAAAGACTTTTACCGCCGATTGAAGAATATCGATTACTATCCGGTGGCTGACCTAAAGGATGCGGTTAAAGTTTACGGAACGGCGGAAGAGGATTTACCGCCGGTCGATTTAGGCGGGAATAACCGAGAGGTAGCTCTAGAATTATATGAGGCTAAAAAACTAGACCGAGTTAATAAAGAGTTAATATCCGGCTTAGAGGCTGAGATGGTGGAGAAATTAGGACTCCACGAGATCGGTGTCCTATATGACGAAATAGGGCAGGAAATATTTAGGGTCGAGCGGAAGAATAGACATTATAAGGCATCCGCCGAGAAAGTCGTACCACCACGTCCGGCGAGGACGGAACGGCAGAAAACCTTAACATTTAAATCCGATTGGAGTTATTAAAATGAGGCAGTTTAGAAGTAAAAATCAAAAATTAGTATATGACTATTATCGGCAGTTTATTGAGGCTAATGAATACTGTCCCACTTTAGAGGAAATGGAAAGTGACGAGGGAATGCCCTTAACAACAAAAACGATAAGGGAACATCGTCAAACTTTAAAAGAGGATGGATATTTAGATTTTATAGCCGGAGCATCGAGAGGTGTAACTCTCCTATGACCGCACTAAGTCCGCAGTGTAACGCGTCCGCTACTATTACCGCACTAAAGGGTCTTTTCCCTTTAGGGCGGATTAGTGCGGTGCGGTGCGCACTTTAACCGGTCAATCCGCAGTAAATCCTCAGTAAATCCGCAGTAAATAGGGATAAAAGAATGGGACTATATAGTAGATATACAGATACAGAAGAAGAGGCACTAATCGACCATTTAAAACAAATAGCATCGATGATGGAGGCTAGATATGGAAAAGCAGATGAGTGCTTAAATGGAGTCGATAAACATTTAAAAGAAAAGTTTTTAAAACAAGAGGCTTTATTTAAAGAGGCTAAACGTAAAAAAGATGGCGGTGCTATCTTAAAACGAGGCAAGGCTCTAATAAGAGCGTGGAAAGTTGTCGACGCTGAATGCATTAGGAATAAAGTTAAAGTTATACCGCATAATGTTTGGACGACAAGGCATAGTCAAGTTAGTGATGTAACAGTTAAAGTTGTTGAGCGACTAAGTCAGTTACCGGATAAATGGGACGAAACAGAGGCGTGGATAACTCTAGACGGATTAGTCGAGTCTATACCACCTGCAGTTATTAAAATTAAATCAAGTTTTGCCGGCTCTATGTTGCACACCGAAAACTTTTATGACGACCCGATACCATTTTAACGAGGTAAAATGAGAGTACATAGATATAACAGAACAAGTAAATGCGTGGTGTGTGGAGCAGAATTTAAACATAATCATAAGCATTCTAAATACTGCTCAGTTAAATGTAATGAGATAAAAAGCCGACCAAGAATAAATAGGACTATTACATTAGCACCAATACCAGAACATTTAATCATCGAGGAGAAAACAGTACGATGGACATCAATAAAATAATTAAAAAAGAAATATTAGATGCGTCCGAATTAATATCAGATAGAGGCGAGGATTATGGTAATGCTATAAGCAACCATAAAGATATATGCGATCTTAATAATGTATTACTTAGAGATAAGTTACATACGGACTTAACTGAGATAGACGTAGTTATTAACATAATAGCTATTAAAATGGCTCGGCTTATGAAGTCACCTAACCATTTAGACTCGTGGCGCGATATAATAAACTATTGTGGTATTGCTATTGCTATTAATAAGCACCACGAAAAGCAGGACGATATCGTAAAGAATATAGCTCGGCAGGGATTTAATGGTGACTATAAGGAGCAGATGAATGGTAGCAACATTAAACCATAAACCTTATTTAAAAGGTTCTAAGCGCGGTGAATATAAAAAGCTATTAGGTGGGTTAAAAGAGGGCGAGTGGGTAGATATACCGGCTAATGATATTAATAGGGCGAGAGGGACTTTATATATGTTATATCCTAATCCTAACGAGCGTATTACTGCTAAGATTGATAAGGACACTTACCGGATATGGCGAGCACCTATAAAGGATTAATATCTGGACTTATTATTGCGTCTGAGGTAGGAATTAAGCACTAACGGACGGCATCGCGCTCGTGAGACGTAAATAATAATTAAAGGGCGCATAATACACATTATGTTACTTTTACCTTTATAA